GTTTGTCCTTTTGGATAACGAGCGTTGTCTTATAGACTTACTAGAAAACGCAGCAGTTGCAAGCGGTGCTACTGTGATTCAGACTATCTCAAAGAAGTTTGAACCACAAGGAGTCACCGTTATTTGTTTGCTTTCAGAAAGTCATATCTCAATTCATACTTGGCCTGAAGAAGGTAAAGCAGCAGTTGATGTCTACACTTGTGGTGATTGCAATCCTAAGATTGGTTGTGACATCATTATCCAACAACTTTATGCTCAGAATCATACTCTGAGTTATATTGAACGCTAAAATAAATAACACTATATCTGGTAAAGTTTATGCTCTCTACACAATATCGTCTTCGACTTGAAGCAATATGTGAACGAATTGTAAAAGGTGAATCGGTAGAATTAAGTGAGATGATCTGGGCAGAGAAACTTGCTCAGGCAAATAGAAGTGCTGGCACACTGCTTCGTCAGGCAAGACGTAAAGCAGAAAATCCTGATATGCAAGAAGGTGGATTAGATGATTTTTTGAACCAACTTGATATTGGTGGAATTGGTCATGAGTCCAAAGGAGTATCTGGATTTAATACAGTCGATGATATTATAGATTTCTTCACTGAAGATAAACCAGATGACTGGAGACAAAGAGATTGAGAAAGAGGGGTACTTGACTACCCCTCTTTTTTTGTGTATAATTACCTTTGTCCGGGTTGATATGAATGGATCAAGAAAAGCTTAAGTTAATTGTACAAAATCTTGAATCTCTGGTAGAATGTCTTAAGTCAGAGATTTGTTCTGATGTAGATGTAGATGAATATAAACCTCTACCATACGAACAGATTTCTCAGTACATTGCAGATTACGACGAAGTATTTTATGACGATGAAGTTTGAAGACTACGAACTTATGAAACCAGAAGTAAAACTAATTAGTGTTACTCCTGATGCAGAGAAGCACATGGCATATTGTGCTCGTGTAAGTAATCCAAACAATCAAGAGAATGATAATTTCTCTGGATTACTTAAGTATTGTATTAAGCACCAACACTGGAGTATTTTTGAACAGGCAACAATGACTGTTGAGATTAATACGACTCGTGGTATTGCAGCTCAGATACTGCGGCACAGGTCATTTACATTTCAGGAGTTTTCTCAACGGTATGCAGATACGAATCTTCTTGGTGGAACTATTCCTCTACCAGAACTTCGTCGTCAGGATACAAAGAATCGTCAGAACTCAATTGATGATATGGGTGATTATCTAAAACTGACTTTGCTTGAAGACATTCGGATTCATTTTGCTGCTGCTCAGAGACTCTATGACCGCCTCCTAGAGGCAGGAGTGGCAAAGGAGTGTGCAAGGTTCGTCCTGCCTCTTGCAACGCCTACACGCCTCTATATGACGGGTTCTGTGAGGTCCTGGATTCACTATATCGACCTTCGCTCAGCACACGGTACTCAGAAAGAACATAAGGATATTGCAGAAGCAATTCGTTGCCTCTTTACTTGTCAGTTTCCTGCTGTATCTTCTGCACTTGAATGGACTCGTGAAGGTTGTACAGAATGTGTGGATGCACCCTCTATTTGCATAGAATAAATACCCTTACATACTATGGAGTAATAAAGTTGGCAACTTATCCTGTTATTAATAAAGAAACTGGTGAACAAAAAGATGTTGTAATGAGTGTTCATGATTGGGATCAATGGAAAAAGGACAATCCAGAGTGGGATAGAGATTGGTCTGATCCATCTACTTGCCCAAGTTCAGGAGAACTGGGAGAAGTTTATGATAGACTGAAGAAATCCCATCCAGGCTGGAATGATGTTCTTCACAGAGCATCAAAGGTTCCTGGTTCAAAAGTAAAATCTATCTGACTCTTATTATGGCAAGAAAAAATACTCCCAAGAATCCAGTTCCTTTTGGTATGAGTAATAGGCAAATGAAAAGGAAAAAACCAATTAGTCTTGATATTATAAGAGATATTGAACCTCTCACAGATAATCAAGAAGCACTATTTAAGTCTTATAAGTTAGAACAAAATATTGTTGCTTATGGATGTGCTGGTACAGGTAAGACATTTATTACCTTGTATAATGCTCTAAAAGATGTTCTTGATGAAAAAACTCCTTATGAGAAAATTTATATTGTAAGGTCTCTTGTTGCAACTCGTGAGATTGGTTTCCTTCCTGGAGACCATGAAGATAAGTCTTCTCTTTACCAAATTCCATATAAGAATATGGTGAAGTATATGTTTGAGTTGCCTGATGAAGCATCGTTCGAAATGCTATATGGAAACCTCAAAACTCAAGGAACGATTAGTTTTTGGAGTACTTCTTTTATTAGGGGAACTACTCTGGACAATGCAATCATTATTGTAGATGAGTTTCAGAATCTAAACTTTCACGAACTTGATAGTATCATTACTCGTGTTGGTGAAAATTCTAAGATTATGTTCTGTGGTGATGCCACTCAATCTGACTTAGTTAAAACAAACGAAAAGAATGGTATTATTGATTTTATGAAGATTCTCCGTGTAATGCCTTCAATTGATATTGTTGAATTTGGTGTAGGAGATATTGTCCGCTCTGGATTTGTTAAAGAGTATATTATTGCAAAAATGGAATCTGGTCTATGAGTTTTATTCATCATAATTATCTGGGTGACATTGAACTAGAATGTAAAACTACAGAAAGCATCCGTCTCTATAACCTACCCAATGGAGAATGGGTGCCTTCTATTACTTCTGTAACTTCTTTTTATAACAAGGACATCTTTGTTAAGTGGAGACAAAGAGTTGGTCTTGAAGAAGCAAACCGTATTACTAAAAGAGCAACTGCAAGAGGAACAGATTTTCACCAAGTCTGTCAGGATTATTTGGAAAACAAGGAATTGGATTGGAACAATTACCAACCAATGACAAAGATTATGTTCATTCATGCTAAGCCTTATCTTGATAAGATAAATAATATTCATGCAATTGAAAGGACTTTATACTCAGAATATTTTGGACTCGCTGGAAGAGTTGATTGTATTGCTGAATATGAAGGAGAACTTGCAGTTATAGACTTTAAGACATCGGATAAGATTAAACCTGAAGAGTGGATTGAAAATTACTTTGTTCAAGAAACATTTTATGCTGCTGCCTATTACGAACTAACGGATATTGCTCCAGTTAAATTGATTACTTTAATGGTTACTCCTAGTGGTGAAGTTAAAGTATTTGACAAAAGGAACAAAGGCGATTATATTAAGTTATTAGTTCGGTATATCAAAAAATTTGTACATCACAATACTGGGTCAGATGGAGAATGAACTAGAAAAGGTACTGGAAAGTAAATTCTTTTGCCCGTCAAGATTCGCTCAAGAGATTGAAAATCTTGTTCAAATTAATGGGGATATGAGTTACATTGATGCAATCATTCACTTTTGTGAACTGAATAGTATTGATGTGGAGTCAGTCCCTAAACTTATTTCTAAACCTCTTAAGGAAAAGATTAAGTACGAAGCAATGGAACTTAATTTTCTCAAGAGAAGTTCCAGGGCAAAATTACCCCTCTAATTCATTTTAGGGGCGAAATTTTTCCCGGCAAAAAATCACTATATTACTTTTTTAATGATGCCCTTTGATGCCTATCGCGAATATCTTGCTCTAAAGAATCACTTTACAAAAGATTCTTATGACTATCATAAGTACTGCGGTAAAAGTAGAGCAACTCTTCAATCTTTCTATAAGCGTAAAGATCGTTTCTGGTTTGAAAAGGTTACTCGCCAAAAGACTGACAAAGAAATCGTAGAATTCTTTGTTGCAAATTTTGTATCTTGTAATGATCCAGAATCTCTTTGGATTGGAGAGATTATGAAAGAAGGGGAAACAAGATATAAGGAATGGCAGAAGAAAGTTCAATCATTATCTTATGTCTTTAAGGAAGAAACTCAAAAGATATTTGAAGAAAATAAATTTGAGGAAGTCTTTGATTGTTCAAAAGGACACCCACCACTTCTTAAAAAATTCCTGAGCGGGAAGATTTCTCTAGAGACACTGGTGATTTGTGATAGAATCTTCCAGTACGGTAATAACTTTGATAAGAAACTCAAAGACCCAGTATGGGAAACCGTCAGTCGTAGAATTAAAAAGTACAACCCTTTTCTAAATATTGATGTATTTCGTTATAGGAAGATTTTGAAAGAAGTAATTTTAGGAGATTCATGAGTTTCTTTAATTCTGAAATTGTTCGTGCAGAGATGGCAGAAATATCCGAACTGCAAGAGGAAGTTTATGGAAGTGTCTTTAAATTTCCCACAATGACAACTGATGATAAAATTCGTCATGTTAATCTTTTAGATAAACTTCTAAGTAAACAGCAAGTTCTTTATACTCGCTTAAGTCTTTCTGATGACCCTGAAGCAATTGAAATGAAAGAACGCATTACGCAATCTGCAATTATGATGGGTATGCCACCAGGCACTGATATGAATATCATCTTGAACAATATGTCCAAGATGCTTGAAGTAATGAAAGAACAGATTGACAAAACTGGTTCTGACAAGTAGAATAACGAAGTACCAAAAGCCAAATCCAATTAATCCGAGGTATACAAATGTCTTTTTCTGATCTCAAAAAACAATCCAAACTGGGTTCCCTCACTTCCAAACTGGTAAAGGAAGTTGAGAAGATGAGCACTACTTCTGGTGGTGCTGATGAGCGTCTCTGGAAACCCGAGATGGATAAAACTGGTAACGGATTCGCAGTGATTCGTTTCCTGCCCGCCCCTGAAGGTGAAGAACTTCCCTGGGCAAAGATGTATTCTCACGCTTTCCAAGGTCCTGGTGGTTGGTATATTGAGAACTCTCTCACCACCATTGGAGGTAAAGATCCTCTTGGTGAATACAACCGCGAACTGTGGAACACTGGCACTGAATCAAATAAAGAAACTGTCCGTAAGCAGAAGCGTAAACTGTCTTACTACTCCAACATCTATGTTGTAAAGGATCCCGTAAATCCTGCAAACGAAGGTAAAGTCTTCCTGTTTAAGTATGGTAAGAAAATCTTTGATAAGGTTATGGAAGCTATGCAACCTGAGTTTGAAGATGAGACTCCTATCAATCCCTTTGACTTCTGGCAAGGTGCAAACTTCAAACTGAAGATTGTCAAGAAAGATGGTTACTGGAACTATGATAAGTCTGAGTTTGGTCCTGTAGAACCCCTACTGGATGACGATGATGCTCTGGAAGCACTTTGGAAGAAAGAGTATTCTCTTGCTGCAGTAACTGCTCCTGACCAATTCAAGTCTTATGAAGATCTTGAGCGTCGTCTGAAGATGGTTCTGGGTCAGAAAGTTGCTCCTGCACAGTCTCGTGCTGTTGTTGAGCAAGAGGATGATTACGAGTCCTATTCAGTAACTCCTACTGCAGAAAGTCGTGTCGTAGAAGAACTGGAGCAGTCCTATGCTCGTTCTAAGTCTCCTTCACTTCCTGTAGTTACTAAAGAAGTTGATGATGATGAAGATGATGCTCTTTCCTATTTCCAAAAATTGGCGGAAGAGTGATTAACTAGTTAAACGGATATTATCTGCTCTCTTAAGGGTCTCGCTAACATACTGCGAAGACCCTTTTTTGTATTGCATATTATCATTCATATCATCAAGAATAATATTTAAGTACGTAGATTTGAGAAGGTAGATATTTCTTTTATCATTATTCAATTTTTCTTCATACTCATAATTGGTGACAGGCACTGCAATATTTCCACTATCAACTTGATTGTCGATAAAGTAATCATAATAACTTACTGAATAGTCTGAAGAGACTTGGAGACCTGCAGGAACAATGACTACTCCTTGACTATTTTTTACTTCGGTTGTTTCGTAGTGATGTATTCCATTGTAGACTGAATTATAAACATCTTCTTCAGTATAATCATCTTGTTGCATATACTTGTTAAAAAGACAATCATCAAATGAATTTTGTGTTAATGGCCATTCTGATTGAATATTTACAATATTATTAGACAGAAGAACCACCCAATCTAATGTTGAATCTCCATAGACTTCAAATGCAACATTATCGGGTCTGTTATCTCCAAGAATCTTGTATTTCTCAAAGAATGCTAAGTTCTGAAAAATATCTTCTCTTAGTTTTCCTTTCTTGAAAAGATTTTTTACTTGAATATAGTCTCCTATCTTAGCATTTGGAAGTCTGCTAACATAATCAAGATTTGGAACTTGACGGAAATATGGATTTGCCATTTTAGTAACCTATGTTTAAATCTTGATCTTTATCAAGTTCGGTATAATCATCATTAAAGATTGGTTCAAGTTCTTGGAATTGCAATTGCAATTCATAAGATGTCATTGATGGTTCACCTGCATAAGTCATATACTGCCCATCTGGAGTGTAATTGACATTGCACTGAGTTAATGCGCACTCCTTAAATTTATTTAAGTATGGGTGTGCATTCTGACCACTGGTTAGGTATTCTATGCCAAAAGTATTTGGTGCTCTTAAGAGAAGAATGGATTGACTTCTTTGAACTGACATTGCTTGTTTAAAATGTCTAATAATAGATCTAACTATCTTTGCCTCAGTTGCACTTCTTGGTGACAATCTAAATGAGAAACTAAAACTTCTTAATGATGGACCAGTAAATAATAGTTCTGAGTTTGGGTTTAAGACCTGCCCATATGCTCTTGAAAGAACATTTGTATTGGTTACTGCTTGGGCAGTTTTTACTGCAACGATTGATGCAAGAGTTTTTGAATCAGTATCACTCAATGCACCAAGTGTTTCCTTTGCGGATGCGACCCCAGCATCTTTGCCCTTAGAGACAAATTGTGTAATGAAATCAGAAATTCCTGCAGTTGCAAGATCTAGATCATCTTTTTGCCAATCAGCAGTATTTGAATCACTAATTCCTGCAGGAACAGGAAGAACAATTGTTCCTATTGGAGTTTTTTTGTTTAGTCTTCTTCTCTCTCTATTTTCTACAAGACTCAACCCTCTTGGTTCGTATTTAAATATTCTAAATTTTATACAATCTTGATGTTCTAATTGAAGATTTTCTGGATATTTTAAAGGTTTTGCTTCACTTGCATATGAATTCCTAGCAACAGCAAGTTTATCGTCAGTTATTTTGTCTAAAGACTCAAAATCCTCTGGTTTTATTGTACCTGCTGCTGGTGTGGGAGTTTGTGATGGTGAAGGAGTTGTGGTTCCTCCGGCACCTCCAGGAGGAACTGCTCTTTGCCCACCTTGGGCCTTATTTGCTAATGATTGATATCCTGGTCTTGTTTTTAATCTTTCAAAATCTGCGTTACTAACTGTATCAGTTCCAGTGTTAATTTGCGCCAGATCAAAAGTTGCTTCTTTTGACGACTTTAGTAATGCCTCAAATTGTTTTTTTCCAGAAGCACCAGTATAATATTTGTTATATGCATTTTGACTTACTATTGTAATTTTATTATCAGATGCATTATAACTAAAAATTGGTTTATCAGGTCTTGGTCCAATCAATCTTGTTTCGTAGATATCAAAGTTTCCTGTTGATGTATTATTTACAATTTCAACGAGCTCTTGTCCCCCGGGTATTGCTGGTACTGCTTGATATGTTTTTGCTTTAAATATTTTGCTACTATTATTTGAATCGTCTAATTCCCATCCTTGGCGTAAAACAGGGGCCATCAGAAACTCCTCCCATTTTTAATGGAATTAAGTATCTCAATTTTTTGTAGGGTATGAGACATTTATAAGGAGTTTTTATTTATTTAGACGAAATTTTGCATAAGGTATTGAGAGTAATTCATCAAGTTCTTCATATTTAACAACATGAAGTTTTCCTGCAATCTCTTCCCAAGTATAATTTCTAGATTTTCTCCAATGAAAATTGATTGCCTTAAATCCCCATTTTTGTAACTCCATGCAGGCAATTAGTGGGTGCTGGTCATATCTAATATTTGGTGTTTTTGGATTGTATATAAAGGTATAGAATTTTCCTGGTTCTGGATATAAAACTTCTTCCTTAAGAACATCCATGATGATGAGCATTAAGTCTTCTGGATCTTTTGTATTTGCTTTATCAATTCTTTTTTTAAGTTCTCTGACTCTTGGAGTAGATCCAACATACTGTCCAAATCCTTGTGCCATTACTTGATGCCTAATTCGTTTTCGGTTATCACCTTAAACTCCAATCTCCTATCTTCGCACCATTCAACTGCAGCTTTCCACTTTGCCTGGTTGACTGCATATGTTTTTGCTTCATAAAGATATGATTTAGTCACTCTTGTTTTTTTCTTTGGAGGTTCCGTTTGTCTTTTTGGTTTGACTTCAATCACATAGGTTTTAATCTGTCCAGTACTTTCTTTTACTTTAATTATAAAGTCTGGAAAATATCTATGAACCCTATTATCAACTGGAGAAAGATATGGAATCCAAAATTCTTCACTTCCCCATTCAATAATATTTTCGTTTAAATCGCACCAATGACAAAATCGTCTTTCCCAACTACTTCTGCATATGATATTATTAGGATCACCTTTATACTTTTGTGGGAATGATGGTTTGTATTTGCTTTTAATACTTTCTGCCATTATCCTTACTACATAATATAACGGATCAAAAAGTATTTATAGATGCCTACTAATAGGACAGTAGATCAAATTAAATCAAACCTACTTAAACCTTCACTTACTTCGCATTTTGAAGTTGTTATTCCCAAAATATCGGCAAGAAATAATGAGTTTGATATATTTTTGAAGGATAATGGAGTTATCTTAAATCAAGATAAACTTAATTTGTTATGCTCAGAAACTTCTCTTCCTGGTTCTTCATTAGCAACTCATGAAATTAATAATGATTATATGGGAGTAACTGAAAGACATGCATATAGGAGATTGTATGACGATCGTATTGACTTTTCTTTTTATGTAGATGTTGATAATTATTTGCCAATTAGATATTTTGAGGCTTGGATAAAATGGATTGTCAATGAAAGTGTTGCAGAAAGGGACGACGGGCCCGCAGGCGCAAAAAGTTCGTCATATTTTTATAGGATGAAATATCCTGATGATTATGTTTGTGACAAATTAAAAATTACAAAATTTGAGAGAGATTATAAAAGTCAAACTTTAGTATATGAATTTGTAAGGGCATTTCCAATATCTATCACATCAATGCCAGTTTCTTATGATACATCATCTCTTTTAAAATGTACAGTTTCTTTTACATATTTGAGATATATTGTTAGTCGTTCAGAGGGAAGTAGTGATCAAGCATTCTCATCACAAAGACAAAATGGTTTTGGAGACCCTGCATTAGAATCTGCATATAATAGGGTAAATAATCCATTATATTCTCCTGGATTTACCAATCCACAAACTGAAAGAATGGCACAAGCAGCTTTGGGTGGTGGAGCAAATCAGCAATTTGACATTAATGGAAGACCAATAACTGATGTTGGTGTTGTTGATTTGTTACGATAACAATAATAAATAATCATACCTGAAATTTTCTATAGGACATTATGCCTTTACCAAAGATTAGTACGCCAATTTATCAACTTGAATTGCCATCAACAGGGGAAACAGTTCAATACAGACCATTTCTAGTAAAAGAAGAAAAGGTACTAGTAATTGCTTTAGAGAGTGAAGATACTAAGCAAATTACTACTGCTATTAAGACAGTAATTAAAAATTGTATTATTACAAAAGGTGTTAAGGTAGAATCTCTTCCTACTTTTGATATTGAATATTTGTTCTTAAATATTCGTGGAAAGTCTGTAGGAGAAGAAATTGAAGTTAATGTTATTTGTCCTGACGACGAAGAAACTAATGTTGCCGTCAGTATCAATCTAGACGACATTAAAGTTCAAAAGGAAGAAACTCATACAAATAAAATTAAAGTAGATCCTACTATTATAATGGAAATGAAGTATCCTTCATTGGATCAATTTATTAAGACCAATTTTGATTTTAAAAATGACAATGCAATGGATCAGTCATTTGAATTGATTGCATCTTGTATTGATAAAATTTATACTGAAGATGAAGTGTGGACAGCATCTGATGTAACTAAAAAAGAACTTCTTGAATTTTTAGAGCAGATGAATTCTGCTCAGTTCAAAGAAATTGAAAAATTCTTTGAAACAATGCCAAGACTTTCTCATAAAATTACAGTTACAAATCCAAAAACTAAAGTAGAGAGTGAAGTAGTTCTAGAAGGGTTAGCATCTTTTTTCGCATAGCACTGGTCCATATGGACCTTGAGAACTACTTCAGACTTAACTTTGCTTTAATGCAGTATCATAAATACTCATTAACAGAGATTGAAAATATGATTCCTTGGGAAAGGGATGTTTATGTTGAATTATTGAAGCAACATCTGGAAGAAGAGAAACTCAAACAACAAGCAAATGGCGGTCAATCCTTCTAAAATTAGTTCTCTAGTTCTCTCTAATGGGAAGAAGGTATCTACTGAAAAAATTGATGAAAGGATTTTAGAACTGCTTGGTCTTCAGGATGAATATGAATTGTCCTATGATGAATATTCTGGACATTTAAAAGAAGCAATGGTTGCTTCCAGAATGTCTAAAACTAGATATTCAACCTTGGAAACAGAATTAATCACAAATGAATGGAAGAGGGTAAAATCAAAGAAAGGTAGATTTAAACCAAAAAAAATTAGTGTAGAAAGTTTTAAAAAAGGAAGTGCTGTAGGAATCCAATTAGGAAAACAAAAATTACTTAAGGGAATATCAACTAAAAGATTGACGTTGCCTTCAGCGATTGATAATATGTCTGGGGCAAATGATATTAATGATATTAAAAATGCTCTATCTCAAATCATTGCCAATTTAACAGAACAGAATAAAATTCAGAAAAAGATATTAGAAAGAGAAAGAATACAGAGTGAAAAGGAAAAAAGAGCAGGAGCAGAAGCACTTTTAGAAAAAGGATTTACTAAGGCACTTGGTGCAGCACAAAAGATGTTGGCACCTATCAAGTCATTACTTGATAAAATTATTGATGCAATCATTGCTATTTTTATTGGAAGGTCTATTGTAAAACTAATTGAATGGTTTGGTAATAAAGATAATCAACAAAAAGTTAAGAGTATCTTTAAGTTTCTTGGTGAACATTGGCCAAAACTACTTGCACTGTATCTAAGATTTGGAACAGGTCTTGGTAAATTTATTGGAGGTTTATCCTCACTTCTAATCAGGGGAACTTTAAGACTTGTTCAAGCAGCAGCAGGATTGGCAGCAAGAGCAGGATTGAGAGGTGCTGGTAAGGTTGCAGGATTCCTTGGCGGTAGAGGTGGGAAACTATTAGGTGCTGGATTAGAAATCGGTACAGCAGTTGCCGGTACTATGGCACTGAGTAAAGGTATTGAAGATTTTGGTGGAGTTAAATTTGCTGGTGGCGGACTTGCAAACTTTAAAAAATTATTTGGATTTTTTGGTGGTGGTACAAGACCTGGATACATCAGTGGACAAAAGGGTGTAGATAAAATTCCCGCAATGTTGAGTGATGGTGAATTTGTTATGTCGCGTGGTGCTGTCCAGAAGTACGGTACAAGCACTTTAGAGGCAATGAATGCTTCTGGTGGAGGAACAAACAGACCAAGAATGATTACTGGAACAACTTATGCTGCAGGTGGTGGGCAGATTGGAACTCGTAGTGTTGATCCTCCATTGGGCGGAAATGAAAAAATTGCATACAATCAACTCAAATTAAATTTCCCATCAGCAAAACCTTATCATATTGCTGCTGCTCTTGGCAATTTCTCAATTGAGGCACCTGGATTAAAACCAAATACTGCTCAAATTGGTGGAGGTCCTGGTAGAGGAGTGGCACAATGGGAAACTCCCGGAAGATGGGATACTGCAGTAAAGAGATATGGTCCTGGAGTTTTTAATAACCTGAAGCAGCAAATGGATTATGTTAAGTATGAAATGGATACTGGCAATCCAGACTCTCAAGGAAGACCTCAACTTCCTTGGGGAAGAGAAACGAAGAGTGCTTGGTTGGGTTCAAAAAATTTAAGTGAAGCAACCAAGAATTTTATGCTTGGATATGAAGCACCAAGCGTACCGCACGAATCTGCAAGAATGGCAGCGGCTAAAAGAATATTAAATTCAAGTTCATCTGCAAATATTGCATCAAAACCAAAACCAAAAGGTCAGCAACCAAATATTCTGCAGAAAGTTGGAACTGGTATTGCATCTATGTTTGGATTAAATCAACCAGCAAAAGCAGAACCAGTTTCCAAACCTAAACCAAGATTTGCAGGTGGACTTTCTCCAGATTCTTCTCAGAGAAAGTCATCATCAATTCCAACAATGACTTTCTCTGCTTCAAAATCTAGATCATCTCAAAGAAATATTTCTGCACCAACTAATTTTATGCCAGAAATAGTTTATGAAGTTGCTGTTCCAAGTTCAACAAAACCATCTGTAGGTGGTCTTGGTGGTTCTCCTCAAGTACCATCATTTAGTAATGTTCATGCATCTAATAATGCAGTCAGAAATGCAAAGATATATGGAGTAAGATAAGTAAATGGAACCAAAAGCACTAGCACCTGCAAAAATCAATCCAACAAAACTTCTAGGTGGTTCCTCCTTTGCAATTAAAAAAATTAGTGTATCAAACAATATTAGACCTCAAAAAGGTGATTTGGTAGTTATTAAAACTCAAGTTATAGAAGTAAAAAACTTGATCAAAAGTTCTACTTTATTAAAGCAAGTAGAAATAACCAAAAAAAGAAAACAAGAAGAGAAGGATAAATTTTCAAAAAAAGAAGCAGAACTTGAAACAAAAAAAGAACAACCAGGAACAGAAAAAGTTAAAGTTCCTGGGGTTCCCAAATTGGGATTTTTAGAAAGAGTTAAAAATATTATC